GGAGACCACCAGTAGGTGAAAAATCAGTAGTAAGAATAGTACCTTACACACACAACAAAGACTTTCCATTTTCGGAATTATACTTTTACTTCGGTATTGGTAAACCAAGAATGATTGCTTTGTCTAACTTTAGCGAATCAGATCCAATTTTAGAATTTGCCACTACATTGAAAAAATCAGGTGACAGTGAAAATATGGAATTAGCTAAAAAATTATACCCAAAACTTAGAGTTTTTGCTCCAGTAATAGTAAGAGGAGAAGAAGACAAAGGAGTTAGGTTTTATGAATTTGGTAAAATGGTTTATCAAGAACTATTAGGAGTTATGGCTGATGAAGATTATGGTGATATTACAGACATTCAAAAAGGACGTGATGTTACGGTTGAAGTAATCCCAGCAGCAGAAACAGGTAAAATGTTTAATACAACAACAATCCGTGTTAAACCAAATCAAACACCATTAGTTAAAGATGCTACTAAAGCAGAAGAACTTTTAGAAAATCAAAAGAATTTAGTTTCTTTATTTAAGAAATATACTTTTGAAGAAATGAAGGATGAACTACAAGGTTGGTTAAAACCCGCTGAGGAAGACGGAGGTAAAGAAACCGAAGTTAAAGCAGCACCTTCAAAGAAAAAAGAAAATTTAGATAGTAAACTTGATGAATTATTTGATTAATGGCAAGAAAGAAAAAACAAGAAGACACTAATAGAGATGAACTAACAGGACTTTTAGCTGATTCTCTAAATAAAAAATTCAATAAAACTCATCATAGAGTTGCATATTTTTTAGATGGTAGTGAAGATTCACCAACTGATGTTACTGATTGGGTATCTACAGGATCAACAGTATTAGATTTAGCTATTTCAAATAGACCTGATGGAGGATTACCTGTTTCTAAAATAGTTGAGATAACTGGTTTAGAACAAAGTGGTAAATCATTATTAGCATCTCACGTTATAGCAAACACACAGAAAAAAGATGGTATTGCTGTATACATTGACACTGAATCATCACTAAACGCACAGTTTTTACAAGCAATTGGAGTTGATGTTGAAAAAATGGTTTATTTACCATTGGAGACAGTTGAAGACATTATGGAAGCAATTGAAGATATCATCCTGAAAGTCCGAGAAAAAAATCCCAACAAACTTGTAACTATTGTTGTAGATTCAGTAGCCGCAGCTACTACTAAAATAGAATCAGCCGCTGACTTTGAAAAAGATGGTTATGCTACTCAAAAAGCTATTATTTTATCTAAGGCAATGCGTAAAATTACTAATTTAATTGGTAAGGAAAAAATACTTTTAGTATTCACGAATCAATTAAGACAAAAGATGGGTGCAATGCCATTTGCTGATCAATATACTACTTCTGGTGGTAAAGCTTTACAATTTCATGCTTCAGTTAGATTAAGACTTAAACAAGTTGGGAAATTAAAAGAGAAGATCAATGGAGTAGATGAAGTTGTAGGTTCTGAAGTTGAAGCTATAGTAGTAAAAAATAGAATGGGCCCACCAAACAGAAAAATTCGATATAATGTATTTTACAGATCGGGTATAGACAATTATGGTGGTTGGCTTAAACTAATGAAAAACTATAAAGTAGTTAAACAATCAGGCCCAATTTGTAAATACACAGATAAAGAAACAGGAGAAATATTATCTTTTTCAGGTAAAGAATTAGAAAAATTATGTAAAGAAAGACCTGAAATTCAAGAAGCTATGTATAGAGATACTTGTGAAACTTACATCATGAAGTATCAACATGAAGACCCCCAAGATTTAGATCCAGACATTGAAATTGATGAAACTGGGTTATAATGGAAGACATATTTAGTTTATTAGATAACGTTCAAAAACCGGGCGATTTAGGGGTAAATAATAGGGTGTTAATAGTAGATGGTTTAAATCTTTACTTAAGAGCATTCGCAGTAAATGGAGCCCTAAATGATAATGGTGTACCTGTAGGAGGACTAACTGGCTTTTTAAGATCATTAGCTTATGCTATTAGAGAAGTAAATCCTACAAGAGTAATTATAGTTTATGATGGTCAAGGAGGCAGTCAACGTAGAAGAAAAATACTTCCTGACTATAAAGCCAATAGAAAACCAGGTAAACGAATTACAAGATGGGATGCATTTAAAGATGCTAGAGAAGAGAAAGATGCAATGAAAATTCAATTTTCTCGTTTAATAGAATATTTAGATTTTCTTCCTATTAACGTTATCTCAATAGATAAAATTGAAGCTGATGATACAATAGCATATATAGCTCACACTTTACTAAATGAAGATGTTACTATATTATCAGCTGACCAAGATTTTTTACAATTAGTAGATGAAAGAATCACAGTTTGGAGTCCAACAAAGAAAAAATTCTATACACCTAGAATGGTTATGGATGATTATGGAGTACCGGCTCACAATTTTTTAATGTATAAGGTTTTAATGGGTGACAAATCCGACAACATCGAAGGTGTTAAAGGATTAGGACCTAAAAAATTACCTAAAATAGTTCCAGATTTACTTACTCAAACTACCCTTGATCTTGATTTCATTCTGGAACATGCAGGTAAAGGAGAAGAACCTATGCATAAAAAAATTAGTGAGTCGGAAACTCAACTCCGATTAAATGAAGAATTAATGGATTTAAAAAACCCACCAATTTCAGGTGAATTAAAGTTACAAATAGCAAGATTAATAGAAGCACCAATAAACTTGCTTTCCCGAAATGACTTTATTATGATGTACTCAGATGATCAATTAGGTAATGCTATTAAAGCACCTGATTTATGGCTAAGAGAACATTTTATAAAATTAAATACATTAGCAAAACAAACACATGAGTAAATTAACCCAGTATGGACACGCGTTTCAGATTAAGGCACTTTCTATTCTAATTACTGATCGAGATTTTTTGCAACAAATTGCAGACATAGTGTCTCCTGATTATTTTGATAATGATGCAGGTAAATGGATTATGAGAAAAACACTTAAATATTTTAATGAATATAAAACATGCCCTACAATGGAAGTGTTTAAAGTTGAAGTAGAAAGTATAAATCAAGAATTACAAAGTGTAGCTGTAAAAGATTTACTTAAACAAGCATATAAAGCATCTAAAGGAACAGATTTAGATTATGTTAAAGACACATTTTTAGATTTTTGTAAAAACCAAACATTAAAAAATGCTCTAATGAAGTCAGTTGATTTATTAGAATTAGGAGATTATGATGACATTAGAAATCTTATTGATAGAGCATTAAAAGCAGGAACAGAAAGAGATATTGGCCATGAGTATATTACTGAATTAGAAGATAGATTTAGAGAAGAAGCTAGAAATACAGTAGAAACACCTTGGCCCTTAATTAATAAATTACTTTGTGGTGGTTTAGGAGATGGTGATTTGGGAATGATTGCAGGTGGACCTGGAGGAGGAAAATCATGGGCTTTAGTAGCTTTAGGAGCACAAGCAGTAAAAACAGGCCATACAGTTATTCATTATACATTAGAATTAAGTGAAAAATATGTAGGCAGAAGATATGATGCTTGCCTTACAGAAATTCCAGTTGGAGATATTACATTACATAAAGGTAAAGTAAAAGAAAAAATAGAATCTTTACGAGGAGGTCTTTATATTAGAGAATATCCAGCAGGACAAGCAACAGTAAATACTATTCATGCACATTTAGAAAAATGTATACAGCAAAACATTGAACCTGATTTAATTATTATTGATTATGCTGATTTATTAACTTCTAAAGCAAGTAAGGAAAAAAGAGACAAATTAGATGACATTTATACTAATTTAAGAGGTTTGGCTACTGAAATGAAAGTACCTATATGGACAGCATCTCAAGTAAATAGATCAGGAGCAAGAGAAGATATTATTCAAGGAGATAGAATGGCAGAAAGTTACAGTAAAATGATGATTACTGATTTTGCAATGTCTTTAGCTAGAAATGCAGAAGATAAAGAAAATGGAACAGGAAGATGGCATATTATGAAAAATAGATACGGAGCTGACGGTCTGACGTATGATTCTGTTATGGATACTGCAATTGGTAAGATTGCAATAAATATGAGAGGAAATAACAGAAATGAACAAACTCCTCCAGGAGAAGTTTCACCTGCACAGCGAAGAAGACTTCGAGGAGCTTCTAACGATTTTTTTGGAATTTCATGAGTTTTTTAAGTACATATTGTATTTATCTCCACACAAAGGGGTTTTTTACCCCCTTTTTTAACCTTAATAATAAATTTTAACACATAATAGAATGAACATCTCACAAGAAATTTTATCAGACATCGTAGTTTACAACAAATATGCAAAATATATCCCATCTAGACAAAGAAGAGAAACATGGGAAGAATTAGTAAGTAGAAATAAAGAAATGCATCAGGAAAAATTTCCTAAATTAAAAGAAGAAATTGAGGATGTTTATAAAATGGTATATGATAAAAAAGTTTTACCTTCAATGCGTAGTTTACAATTCGCAGGAAAGCCTATTAGTATAAATAATTCAAGAATATTTAATTGTTCATTTTTACCAATTGATGATTGGAGATCATTTAGTGAGGTGATGTTTTTATTATTATCAGGATGTGGGGTAGGTTATAGTGTTCAAAAGCATC